ACACCAGATCCTACGGCAGCTATGCCAGAAGAGATTTATTATCTTGATCGTAAGACTGTTGAGAATAGAAATATGGTTGAGTGGGAATGTGTCGCTGCTTTTGATTTGGTTAATGTGAAAGTACCAAAACGTATTTGTACTAGAGATATATTTCCTGGTATTGGTACGTTTGTATGATTAAGTGGAAAAAAGATGCCTTAGATCATGCTAAAGAATGTGATCCTTCTGAATCTTGTGGTTTGTTAGTAAAAATTAAAAATAAAAACAAATATTGGGCGTGTAAAAATATATGTACAAATGATATTGATTGTTTTGTAATTGATCCTAATGATTGGATAGAGGCAGAGGACTCAGGGGACTTGCAAGCTATTATCCATAGTCATACCCAAGGTTCTACAAGTCCTAGCGAAGCGGATGTTGCTGGTTGCAATACAACAAAACTTACTTGGTATATCGTAAATCCAAAAACAGAAGAATGGACACAGTTGCAACCTCAGTAAATGGTTTATATTAGAAGTAGCTATTGCTGTTGCGTATGAGTACTAAATTAAAAACAATTAAAGTTTATGGTTCTTTAGCTAAATTTTTAGGAAAAAAGGAATTTAAAGCTGATATTGCTAGTGCAGCAGATGCTATGAAGTTTTTATTAGTAAACTTTCCAGGGTTAGAAAATAATATGAAGGATCAATATTATAAGGTTAAAGTTGGTGATTATGATTTAGAAGAAAAAGAATTAGTAGATCCTAGTGGTAATCAAGAAATAAAAATTATACCGTTAGTAGGGGGTGCGATCTTTGGTTGGATTAAAGATGTTTTCAATAGCACCGTAGGAAAAATAATTGCTGGTGCTGTTTTAATTGCTGCTCCTTATATGGCTCCTGCCTTTTTTGGAGGGACTATAGGTACTTTTGGTTTGACTGCTCCAATTGCGATTTCTAGTATTATGCAAACTGCTGGTCTTATGATGGCATTAAATGGTGTTTCTGAAATGCTTACTCCAGTACCAGAAAACCCTTCTTTGGCAGAACAACCACAAGCTACAAACTTTTCATTTAATGGCGTACAAAATACAAGTCGGGCTGGAACTGCCATACCTTTAATTTTTGGAGAGGTGTTTGTAGGTTCTGTTGTGGTATCTGCTGGTATAGATACCGTTCAATTAAAAGGGGATGCTTAAATGGGAACTATGACTTTTAGTGGGGGTAATAGAGAACCTACCACTTTTTTAGGACATCAATTTTTTAGTGAAAATGAAACTTTAAATAGCACACAGCATTTAACAATCGTAGACGTACTTTCTGAGGGTGAAATTGAAGGGTTTCCATCTGCGGTTGGTTATACAAAAGGAACTACAACTTACAATAATGCTGCTTTAAAAGATGTTTACTTAACAGGAACTCCTGTTTTACGTTCTACGGCTAATCCAGCAAATCCACAAGATACTGATTTTAATTTTCGTAATATTGCTTTTGAACCTAGATTTGGTACTGCCAATCAAACTTTTATTCCTGGAATTGCAGAAATTGAATCAGAATATAATGTTGGTGTAACAGTAGAGCAAGCTACTCCTATTTCTAGGACAATAACAAATACTAATGTTGATGCCGTTAGGGTTACTGTTCAATTTCCATCAATACAGAAATTTACTGATGAAGGCGATATTGACGGAACAACAATAGATTTAAAAGTAGAAATTATTCAAAATAATGGAACTGTTACAACACCAATAACAGACAAAGTAATTGGTCGCTCTAACAATGCTTATTCTAGAGATTATCGTATAAATCTTAATAGCAGTATTGTTTTTCCTATAACAGTAAGAGTTACTCGTATAACAGCAGATAGTTCAGATTCTAAATTACAAAATGCTTTTAGTTGGACTTCTTATACAGAAATAATTGATGAGCAAAGACCTTATCCAAATATTGCTCATGCTGGTTTAAGGTTTGATTCTGAACAGTTTCCTTCAGTACCAGCAAGAATGTATAAATTGCGTGGTATTAAAATTCCAATACCTAGTAACGGTACTGTTCAATCTGATGGTTCTATTACATATACAGGGACTTGGAATGGTACGTTTAAAGCCACAAATGAATGGTGTAGTGACCCTGCTTGGCTGTTGCACGAATTATTAATAAACAGTAGATGGGGGTTAGGCGATCATGTAAAGGCTGCACATATTGATAAGTTTGCTTTTTATAGTGCTTCTCAATATTGTTCGGCACAGGTAGATGATGGTTCTGGTACAGGTTCTACAGAGCCTAGATTTAGTTGTAATGCACTTATACAACAAAGGTCTGATGCTTTTAAGGTAATAAACGAACTCTGTTCTGTAATGAGAACTATGCCATATTGGACTGCTGGTTCTTTAACTATTAACCAAGACTCTCCTAAGACCAGTTCTTATTTGTTCACCTTGTCAAATATTTCTAAAGATGGATTTAACTATAGTGGTAGTTCATTAAAAACTAGATCCACTTCTGTATCTGTTGGTTATTTTGATATGACCAATCAAGAAAAAGATTATGAAACTATTACTGATAGTGTCGCTGAAGCTAAATATGGTGTAATTCATAAGCAGATCGAAGCATTTGGTTGCACAAGCCGTAATCAAGCTGCTCGTATGGGTAGATGGTTATTATATGAAGAGCAAAATGCTACAGAAACAGTTTCTTTTACAACTTCAATAGATGCTGGTGTTTTAGTAAGACCTGGACAAGTTATTGAAATTGCAGATCCATTAAAAGCTGGTTTAAGAAGAGGTGGTCGGATAAATTCTGCAACCACAACAACAGTAACGGTTGATAATACTGATGCTACGGATTTGGACTCAACAAACAATCCAACTTTATCTGTTGTTTTACCTGATGGTTCTGTAGAAACTAAAAATGTTTCGGGTATTTCTGGTGCTGTTATTACTGTAGATTCTGCTTTCTCATCTGCTCCAAATGCTAATTCTGTATGGATTTTACAAAACGATACCGTTCAAACAACACAATGGCGAGTTGTTCATGTAAAAGAAGATAAGACTACTTATGGAATTACAGCTTTATCCTATAATTCTGGAAAGTTTGCTTATGTAGAAGACGGAACTGCTTTACCTGTTAGAAATGTAAGTATTTTAAATGCGATATTAGATGCACCAGAAAGTTTAAATGCTGTTGAAAGGTTTTACGAAGAAAAACAACAGGCAAAAACAAAGATTATATTTTCATGGGCTTCCGTTAAAGGTGCTAGTCAATATGAAGTGCATTTTAGAAAAGGAGAAAATAATTATGAAAGAACTAGAGTTAGTAGTACTGAACTAGAAATATTAGATACTACTGCTGGTGTCTATGATTTTAGAATTGTTTCTTTAAATGCGTTATTTGAACCTTCTGCTACTCCTGCAACATTAGAATTAAATGCAGTTGGAAAAACAGCCGTTCCTGCTGCTCCATCAAATCTTAGCTTTGAAACAATAAATCAAAATAGTGGAAGATTAAGATGGGATATAACAACAGAATTGGACGTTAAATTAGGTGGAAAAGTAAATATAAAACATTCAAGTTTAACTGATGGTAATGGAACATGGAATAACTCAGTTGAATTAATACCAGCAAAAAGTGGTGTACAAACAGAAGCAATTATTCCAATGGTTGCTGGTGAAGTTTTAGTTGCATTTGAAGACTCAGGAGGGCGTGTTAGTAGTGCTACAAGCGTTATTATTGACCCACCAGATCCTATTGGTAAGCTACCTGTACTTATAAGAAGAGAAGATACAGATTCACCACCATTTCAAGGTGTCAAGACAGATTGTTTTTATAGTGATGAATATGATGCTTTAGTAATTGATGGTGGCGATTCTTTTGATGCAATAACGGATGTTGATGCAATAGGTAATTTTGATTTCTTTGGTGATGTAAAACCATCTGCAACTTATAACTTTATAAATTCTGTTGATCTTGGTAATGCTTTTGCATTGGATTTAGAACGTAGATTTGTTACTAGAGGATTTTTGGCATCAGATTTAATTGATAACAGAACAGCTTTATGTGATACATGGGATGATTGGGATGGTGGAATTATTAATAATGTAAATGCAGTTTTAGAACTTAGATCAACTAATGATGATCCTGCAAGTGGAAGTGCTTCATGGGGTGCGTGGCAACCATTTATAAATGGAACATTTAAAGGCAGAGGTTATCAATTCCGCACAAAATTAACTTCTACTGATGTTGATGAAAATATTCTTGTTGATGAATTAGGTTTTACTGCTTCTATGCAAAAAAGATCAGAAAGCAGCAATGGAAGTATAGCTTCTGGAGCAGCCACTAAGACCGTTACTTTTGATAAGGCATTCTTTACTGGTACTGCTGCGTTAGGCGGTGCTACAGCCTATTTACCAAGCGTAGGGATAACAGCTATGAACATGGCGAGTGGTGATTATTTTGAAGTTGGTACGATTACTGGTAGTTCTTTCCAGGTAACATTTAAACAAGCAAACGGAACAGTAATAAATAGAAACTTTTTATATAATGCGGTTGGCTATGGAAAAGGTTTATAGTATATTGTAAGTATTAATATTACTACGGAATAATAATGAGTCCTCCAATTCACGATATGGATATTGCGAATGGGACAGGAAGTGCGGTTAGAGCAGATATAAATGGTGCATTAGCAGCTTTAGTAGCATTAAGTTCAAATTCATCTGAGCCTAGTACTAAATATGCTTATATGTTTTGGGCTGATACTACAAATAACGTATTAAAACAAAGAAATGCTGCTAATAACGCATGGATAACAATATTTAGTTTAGGTGTTGCTAATGGGGGACTTGCGACTGCTGCCAGCCCTACACTAACTGGCAACGTAACAATGTCAGGGAACGGATTTTTGTTAGTACCGTCTGGTACAAATGCACAACAGCCTGGTCAATCTGGTCAGCCAGCAGCAGCAAATGGGCAATTCAGATACAATTCCAACTCCAATGCTTTTGAAGGATATGCCAATGGTGCATGGGGAGCTATAGGCGGTGCTGGTGGCGGTGCAACTGGTGGTGATGATGGAGCGAATGCTGTTTTTTGGGAAAACCAATTAGCAGTAACGCATGACTACACAATTACTGCTGCCAGGGGAGCGGGTAGTTTTGGTGAGATCACTATTAATAGTGGCAAAACAGTAACTATCCCTGCTGGTAGTTCATGGACAATAGTGGGGTAATCTTATGGGTTTAAACATTAACGGCACTACTGGTATTTCTGGAGTTGACGGATCTGCAAGTGCGGCTTCCATAGCTGGTACTGACGCAAACACGGGATTATCATTCGCATCTGATACTGTCAATATAAATACGGGTGGAACGACTAGAGCAACTGTTGATAGTTCTGGAAGGTTGCTTTTAGGAACTACTACTGAAGGTGTGTCAACAGGAGACACATTTACTATTGCAACTTCAAGTAGTACTGGAATGACACTTCGTTCAGGAACTTCAAATGAGGGAAATATTTTCTTTTCAGATGGAACTTCTGGAGCAGATGAATATAGAGGATCAATTCAATATAATCATGGTAGTAATTTTTTAACAATAGGAACTGATGGATCAGAACGTCTGCGTATAGATTCGTCTGGAAACGTAGGTATTGGAACAAATAATCCCGACTATCTCTTAAATGTAGTTAAAGGGGGTGTTGATATGTGTAGATTTCAGCAAACTACAAATAATCAAAGTGATGGTTATGAAGCTATTCTTATTAAACACGCTGCTGCTACATCTGGACAAAATGGTATTGGTTCT